CATAACAATGAAAGTAACATCCCCGGTAGAGAGATGAGATGGATTGTGTATGAGAAGAACACCAATCTAGTTGTGGGAATGATTCGATTTGGTTCTCCTCTTATCAATGCCAAACCCAGAAACAATTGGTTGGGTCAACCACCCAATCTCAAATTGTTCAATGCCCACTCTGCAATGGGATTCGTTATCGTTCCGTCGCAACCATTTGGATACAACTATCTGGGAGGCAAACTTCTGGCGTTAATGTGTTGCTCTCACTTCGCTAGAGAGATGTTGAATGAAGTCTTTGAGAAAGACATCGCTCTTTTTGAAACCACATCACTCTATGGATCAACTACATCAGCATCTCAGTATGATGGACTGAAACCTTTCATGCGTAATATGGGTATGACTGACTCCAAATTCCTCCCTATGCTTCACGATGAGGCATTTCATGAACTACACAATAAATTCAGTGAGTGGAATGATGGACCACTCACAAGCAATGACGCTTCCGGTAAGAAACTTAAAAGACAAACAAAGATGATTGCCATTATCAAGAAATCTCTTACTGACAAGGATAAGTTGAATGAATTCACATCGATCATGAACCAGGCGTTAAACCTCACACAGCAGAAGAGGTTCTACATCTCCACCTATGGTTATGAAAACACCCGAGAGGTCATTCTAGGGGAACAAGAGACCCTTAGAAAAGGACCATCATGGGACAAATACTATCTTGAGAACATAATCAAGTGGTGGAAAAAGAAAGCAACTAACAGGTACAACAAACTCAAGGAAGAGAACAGATTCAGAGACAAGGTCGAACTCTGGACAGAAGACGACGACATTCAAATCATTCGATAATCATGGGCTACTTAATCGGCGGCAACAAGGAAGAGAACGATGATGTTCAGGTTAGTGGATCCTCGCAATACTCCAAACTTTCTGATGATGAACTACTAAATCTACACAGACAGACAGTGAAGTCTGTCACCAAGTGGCACAACTTCCAACAGGTGAGAAAGATTTGTCTTAACTCACTTTATGGGGCCATTGGTAACACTTACTTCCGTTACTATAAGTTGGACAATGCAGAAGCAATCACCCGGACAGGTCAGGTTGCTATTCGGTGGATTGAACGGAAGATCAATGAGTTCATGAATAAAGCTCTCAAGACTGAGGACACCGATTATGTCATTGCATCGGATACTGATTCCATCTATCTTAATCTCGGTGATCTTGTGGGTCGGGTCTCACCCGATGGCGTTCTATCAAGTGAACGAACTGTCGAGATTCTAAATCAATTCTGTGAACAAAAGATTGTTCCCTTTATTGATGACTCCTACAAGGAATTATCTGACTATCTCCAGTGTTATGAAGAGACACTGGTGATGAAACGTGAGTGCATTGCTGAGAAGGGTATCTGGACAGCCAAGAAGCGTTACATCTTGAATGTCTGGGACAATGAGGGTGTTCGCTATCAAGAACCATCCCTAAAGATGATGGGAATTGAGGCCGTCAAGTCCTCCACTCCTGCTCCCTGTAGAACCTACATCAAGGATTGTCTCAACATTGTGATGACTGGGACAGAAGATGAGTTGATTGCCTACATTGAAGACAAGAGAAAACACTGGTGTAGTCTCCCCGCAGAGAGTGTGGGATTCCCTCGGACTGCTAACAATGTTGATAAGTTCTTTGACTCTACAACTCTCTACAAGAAAGGCACACCAATGCATGTGAGAGGGGCCTTGATGTTCAATCACTTCC